TTGGAAAATTTTAACATCTGTAATATTAAAAGAATTCTGATCAATTAAAGATGGCAGATGTCCGATCTGCTGATCGTTTTTAAATCTCCAATATTTTTGATCTACCCAAAATTGAGGATCCTGCACCGCTCCAGTTAAAAGATCTTTGGTTTTTGAAAATAAGAAGAGAGTTTCAACATCAAATACTGGAGAAATTGATTTAAAATGATCTATTAATCTTTCTGAATAGACATCATTCGGTAAGAAAAATGTGTATTTATCGGTGTCACTTGATCCAGACGTTGGACTAGATACTCCAGGGCTAGGGGTAGATTCTGAAAACAGAATATGATACATTTCCTTGCTTAAATATCGAGCTCTAGCGTGTATAATTTTATCCAAAACCACATATTCGAATAGTCTGATTCCAGGATGCTCACTTGAATTTAAAATAGAAGCAAGATCATCAAGATCAGTAAAATATGGAATTATGTAGTTAGAAAATAGAGAAATTTGGATTACTTTACCCTCCTTTGGGTTATTCAGATAGAATCCTGCGTTAAAGTCATCCGTATAAACGGTGTTACAAAATCTTAAGAAGTAGAGAGATTTAAGAGAAACGTCTTTGAAATCTTCAACTCTTAAGTGAGCTCGATTATTACCTAGGCCCCAATATTCTTTTTTAGGATGATCCTGAATTGGATCGTTATATGGAACATATGACTGGGTACTATTATCATACAGTTCAACATCATATAAATTTTGACCCATCCCGTATCTATTCTTATAGAAAGAATTCCATTCTAAAAGATTTTTATATACATTAATAGTAGTCGCAGCATCCTCGCTGTTTAAAACATTTACCTTTGGATAATATAGAGTTGAGGCTCCAAAATCAATTAATCTGACATTTTCAAGATTACTGATGCTATAATCAAATTTATCCTCTAATCTGGTTATACCTATGATCTGAGGAACCTGGTTCTGCTGAACTGTTACAAATTTACTAAATACGCTAGTGTTTCCGTAAAAGTCATGTAATTCTAACGTAACCCTATAGGTGCCAGCATAAGGAAGAAAATGAGGTAATTCTTTTAGATCTTTTATCAATCCACGATAACTAAAATTATAAGGGTTTGGTGAATTTTTAGTAATCCTCCAAGTTATCTCGTAGAAATTTTTAAAATCTATATTCTCCAGAGTAAAATAAGGGTTAACTGCAGCTAAATCTTGAAAGGTCACTCCTCTGAAACTTTGAAAAGTAAACTTATCTGTTACTACATTCAGTATAATAGGAGCCCCTATTAATCTTTCAGGATCATCTCCGTCTTCCCATTCTAATCTTGCGCTTAGGTCTGGGTACCTTTGATTTTTTATTTCATCGTAAAAGTTTTTTATGTATGTATTGATTATAGGAATAGCTCCAACTGAGTACCTTTGACTGTTTTGAAAAGGATTTTCAGTTCCAGGATTCAGGATAAATGATCCAAAATTAGGACCGTTAGGAATCTCTTTTCTTAAAAGAGGGGAAAGCGATCTTAGGATTAAATTGGTGTTTAAATCAGGATAAACGGAAAGATCTGCCTCCTCATTCATATTAAAGTCATAAATTTTGGTATCGTCCTGCCAGAATTTAATGGTAATCTTTTGAAAATAGATGAATTCTCCGATGACATCTTTTATCTTTACGTTTATCGGTAAAAACTCATTCTTAAGTTTATCCTTTAATCGGTTAAGCTTATAAAATATTTCATCTACTGTAAATTCAGTAGTCTCTTCTATTTCTGGTATTCCATCGTCATCAAATTGATCTGTCTCTTTAGTAAATTGATAAACCAGGGCCAAGAATTCAGTCTTTTTAAATTGATTTCCAAATTTAATATTTCGGTTTTTATCCAAAATATTCATATTATCAATCTTTCCGTCATCTAAATAATCAGTAACGTCGACCAATAATTGTTTATTAAAATAGGAGGAACCAGGATTGACATTTTTCCAATATTCTTTGATTTGTAGAACGTCTTTATATCCTAATAGATTGACAAAATTAGAAAGACCTTTATAAGTTCCAATATAAGGATAAATTTGGTCCTTGTTTACTAGGAGAGCTTTTCTGGATTCATTTACTTTTTCCCAGTCAGGTAAGGCCTCTTTAATATCATAGTCTTTAAGAATATTTGCATCTTCCTTGTTAAATTTGATTCCAAAATTACGGGCCCATACTCCAAATCTTTCATCTTCTTCTAGTCCCTCTCCATAGAGATTAATCTCGGCAACTTTAGTTCGAGTCGCCGGACTGGATTCATCTATTAAATAGATGAATAGGGTTCGTTCGTATCTGATTTCTAAATTAGGGTTAAATGCAATATTTACCTGTAAAGGAAGATTAATATCTACGGTAGCAGGTCCAGAAATTGGAGATACATCTTCATATTTAATGAGCTGAGAATCCTTTTTATTGATGAAAAAGTTCTTTAGTTGATTATCTCTTTCAACGTCATATAGAAAAAACTCTTCAATCTCGTTATCATTCCATTCAAATAGAATAGATTGACCTGCTGATATTGCTGGAAATTTAAAATCCTGACCTATCTTTTCTAAAATAAATATGTTCTCATTATCGAATAAAAAAGTTGAAAGTTCTGGAAAATAAATGGTTCCGACCCAATGTTCATTGTCAACATTGTAATCTAGATTTAAATTTTTTCCAAATTTATCAAAAAATTGAAGATTGTTAATATTCATTTAAAAAGATACGTTTGATTTATTTATCATTAAATACTATAAATTGCACTGTCTCCAGTTGTACTTAAAGAAATAAAATCTAGATTATCTCCATCGTCTAGACCCGTTCTTTTGTGAATCGCCTTCCATTGCTTAGCGTATCCGTTTTTACAGATTTGAGTAAAATAAGCGAAAGCATTTGGATTTTCTGTTTTAGCAGGGTCAAATCCTTTCCAGTATTTTAAGCAATCTAAAAGAGCTGATTGAATACAGTCCTCACGGTCTCTATAGTCTTCATAATACATTTTATTAACCGCTCTATTAGCTAATGAAATAAAGCAATTAATAGCAAAGTTAGAGAGTTCTCCGCTCTGTTTACAAAGGATTATTTCCTCTGTGAATTCTTTATTATTAACATAATGGGTGTCTCCCCTCTTTTTTCTTTTTGACATCTTAATAAGATTATTTTTGGAACAGGATCTGATGTACTTTAACCACTCCTAAAAAGGAATCTATCATATCCATAATAGGAGAAACGATCTGGTCCTTTTTTAGGACCCAGTCTTCTGACTCTAGGGCTAAGTATAGATCTGATTGTTTGACTGAATCAAGGATAGGATCAGTCAAGAATTTGTTGTATATTTCCATCTTTTTTGCATTTCCTTTACATCCTATTGCATTCTTTAATTCAGATGGACTAAAAATAAAAAGACGACTTGCGTCGTCTTTTAAGATTTGATTAACCAATTTGTCTTTGATTATTCCAGTGGCTTGCGAAATATCTACTAGAGAATTGCCAGATGAACCAAAAGAGATTCCTTCTAAAGCAATTACTAGTTCTTCATCAGGGTCTACTTCTTCTTTTATTTTTTCAATTAATAAATTAGTGGCTTCGATGTAGTTTACCAGCTTGTTTCTTTCGGTAAGATGGTAGTGCTCTTCAGTTTTTCTTCGGGTTTCAGTTCGATAGATTTTGATCGTCGGATAAGTAGTAGTTAGATCTTCTAGATTTTTTTCCTCTTTCTTGGTAATGTTTGTGTTTGCTAAAGCTAGCCATTTATAGCTTTTAAAGTCTCGACATATGCATATTCCAGGATATAATATGGAAAAATCTATTCCAATTATAGTCATTCATTTGGGATAATTTTTAAAAAAATATTATACTCTTAGATCCTTTAAAGTTTTAAACTGATAAAAGATTTATTAAAAGTCAGTATCTACAGTATAAGTACTTGTACCTATCGTCCAGCTTAGAGAATCATTGCTTGTAAAAGTAGTCATTTTTGTTTTAATTTCACCCAATAGGCTGCTCAATAGGGTTACATAATCCTGATGCATCATACTAGTTTTCAAAGAAGGAGCAATATTCGTATTCCACCAATTTTGAAACGCAGTAAATGCTCCTCCTTCATCGTCATCACCTGATACTCCCCAGCTAAAGAATGTAGCGGCACTAAGTTGATCTTTATAAGGTTCCCAGAAAGATTCATTTTTAAACAGATTTTCAATTTTACTAGATAATGATTTTGCTGTTTCTAATCCAAGTGCATTCGGATTCTTTAATTGTAAATTTGAAGGAGCAGATACTCCTGAAACTGATCCGACAGTTTCATTAATTCTTATAAATTGTTTAAAATTTAAAACGTTTTTCTTCATTTGAAATACTATTTTTTTATTTTTACTTTAGTAAATCTATAGTAATACTAAAGTTTTGAATAGATCAAAATTTATTAAAATCAAGTATCTATCTATTTTTAATTATTTTTATACCAGTATAGTCAATTTTGTTAATTTCAATATCTGAGTTAGAAAAGTATTCGTCTACTGCTTTTTTAGAACCTTGCCAGTGTCCATAGTCGTCAACTATTAAGACTCCGTTAACTGACAAGTTAGGATAAAGAACATCTAATTCAATCTTGGTAGATTGATACCAGTCGGTATCTAATCTGAGTAGAGAAATCTTATCAGGTACGTTATTGGCATCAGTTAAGGTTTTCAATATGTCACCGATCACATAATTTACTTGGTCTTGTGAAAATTTAGAAGTCTGAAGCAGACTCTTTACTGAATCTAAAGAGGCATAACACATAACTGATTCTAGTATATCCTTTGCCTTATTTGAGCGTAAGTCGACGTCATTTTCATCTGGCTCCGTCATGCCTTCAAAAGTATCATATAACCATACCTTTTTATCTTGGATATCATGATAATGAAGATAGTCCATGATTCCTTTTATGTTTCCACCTTTCCAGACTCCACATTCTACAATGTCTCCTGGTATTTTATTAATTCTGATGTACTCTAAAGAATTAAATAATTCAGTTATTCTTTCCACGCTAGTCATGGAATAGGGTTTTACAATTTTGATAAATTCTTCTAGGATCATAGTTCTATTTTTTTATTTATTTCTCATATATTAAAACTTTTGCTTTTTTCAGTAGTAAAAAAGGGTGGAGGGTGGGAGATTACTTTATCTTTCTTTATCTATACTTTAGTATTACTATAGATTTACTTTAGAGTTACTTGCGCGCGAAGGGTAAAAATTTTTAAGATTCAATTCAGTGTGGTATAATTACTTAAAATAAAAAATATGACACTGAGAAAAAAAATTAAAGCCAAGATTCTTTCTTCAGCTCGAAGATTGGGATTTATCAAGAAAGAAGTTTCTCCTGAGTTTACTAAATTACAGATACAGTCTGCGATTGATCAGAGCGGGAATCGATTTGATCATTCCGATTTTGTGCTAGCTAAACAGCGTTTGCGTGGAATCTATAAAAAGACTACTCAGCAACAGCAGTCGTGCCATTATGATTTTATCAAGCATACCTGCCGCTGCGGTTTAACAATTGACAAGATAAAATCAGGAGAAACCTGTGTGTTAAACAGTAGTAAAAATAGAGTATGAATCTGGGATATTGCTGCATCAATCTTACTCTAGGTGAGAAAGGAATCACCACTAATCGTGGTATGATCAAACGTACCTTTCAAGCTGAAGGTAAACAGCGAGCAAGTGACTTGGCCTTGTTGAATCTTCAAGATGTGCTTCAAGTTCTACACTGGAATCTGGAACAGGGTATCCTGATCTATCGTATGTCTAGTGATATTTTTCCCTGGATGAGCGAATACAGATTCGAGGATCTGCCTAACTATCCTAAAATTCAGCAAGCATGCGAAGAGATCGGCAACTTTGCCCTAGCTAACAATATAAGACTCTCTTTTCATCCCGGTCAATTTGATGTCCTTGCTTCTGAACGCGAATCAGTAGTTGAAAAGACGATATACGATCTGGATCAACATGCTCGAATCATGGACCTGATGCGTCTTCCAAGAACACACCAGTTTCCCCTTAACATACATGTTGGAGGCACTTATGGTGATAAAGAATCGGCTGCCTATCGTTTCTGCCAAAATTTTTCCCGACTCTCCGAGTCTACTCGATCCCGATTGGTGGTAGAAAATGACGATAAAGAGACCCAATACAGCGTGACGGATCTACACCAGCTGATTTTTTCCAGAGTTGGAACCCCAATCACCTTTGATTTCTTTCATCATCTCTTCTGCACAGGCGACTTGACCTCAGATCAGGCAGCCGCTCTAGCCGCATCTACTTGGCCGGTCGGTATTCGTCCCTTAGCTCATTATAGTAGCAGTCGTAAGATCAATGAAGATCAATCATCAAAGTCTCCAAGATCACATGCTGACTTTATATACGAAGAGATACCTGAAATAGGTAGATTCTTTGACATTGAAATAGAGGCTAAAGCCAAAGAATTGGCTCTTTTTAGATATCAGGAACAATTTAATCAAATAGAAAATGAATCAAATAAAGTTTAAATATTGGAACTGTATTCCAGTTTTCAAGACCTATTCAAACGGCAGAAAGTCGATCAGCTTAATCGACGCTAAGGACGGATCTCCAGTTGCAAATGCAACTCTTAATCTTCCCAGCATTGAACTTGAATTGGATGAAGTTATAGTAAAGAACTATTCCGAAAACGAAGGCATTCGTCCAGCCCTGATTGAAGCCGGAATAATTGGTCCCAGCTTACGTACCGTTTCTACGGGTTACGTGACTGCTACTGTGCATAAAATAATCACTAAATAATGAGAGCAAGAGAAAAAAAATTGCTTGAAGCCTGGAGATCCTGTATGACTGATCTCTACGCTCAGTCCACCCCTTCAGCTGACTTTGATCAGCTTTTAGAATCTGCACCTCTTAATCCAGAAGGTCAAAAAGTAATCGACTATGATTCCTATGAAATTGATCATGAACTTTTAACCGAGATTGTCGAGGGTTATGTTAAGAAGCTTAAAATGAATAAGTATGAGCAGACCGGATTCTACATGAATACTTATTTAGGAGCCAGTCCTCGATCTAAAAGAAAACAGGATTAAAACCATTTCTCCTATTTTTATATAATAATTAATAAAAAGTAAAATAATTGTGAAAAAAAGAAAAAGTATCGGAGTTATCGGACAGGGATTTGTCGGAACTGCAGTAAGAGAAAAAATGAAAGAGGAATTTTTAGTTCGAGCATACGATAAATTTAATCCTGAAAATTCGGTCGATCATACTGAATCTGAGATCTATTCAGAAGTTAAAAATTCAATCGATACTCTAGTAGAGAATTGCGATATCATCTTCGTCTGCGTGCCAACACCAATGTTTCCAGATGGAGAATGCGATACTTCGATCGTAGAATCTGTGATTCAGGATCTTGCTCAGAGTTGTGATTCTCTTGATCGTTCAGTGATTGCAGTTTTAAAATCTACAGTTCCTCCTGGAACCACTAAAAGATTAAACCTGATTTCTAAATTAGTAGGAGTAGTGTTTAGTCCTGAATTTTTAACTGAAGCAAATTCAGTTCAAGATTTTAAAAATCAAACCCGAATCATTGTTGGTTCAGATTGGGCAGAGTATGTTAATCCTGTTCTAGAAATATTTAGTAAAAGCTTTCCAAAAGCTGACTTGATTTCCTTAAATACTCAAGATGCTGAAATGGTAAAATATATGACCAATCTCTATCTTGCTACCAAAGTAAGTTTTTTCAATGATATGTTTAGAATATGTCAAACCGTAGGAGCTGATTATGCAAGCGTGATCGAAACCACTCTTCTTGATCCTAGAATCGGCAAGTCTCATTATATGGTACCCGGACCGGATGGAGATTATGGATTTGGAGGATCTTGTTTTCCAAAGGATCTTTCAGCAATGCTCCATCTTGCAGATCAATCTAGAATCCCAGTTCCTACCTTGATGGGAGTTCATACTACTAATCTGATTGTACGACAGAATCGAGACTGGGAACAGATGGAAGGCCGGGCTGTTTCTAATCGACAAGAATCGATAACCATAGAAAATCAATAAAAATGTATACACCAGATCAATTAACAAAGATCGTATTTTTCGATCTAGAAACCGCTCCAGGTTTCGAATCTCTAGACAAATTAGAGGATAGAAATCCTAAAATGGCAGAATTATGGTCTAAAAGATGCGAATACTTAAGATCTAAATTTGAAGAGAATCGTGATAAGACCGACGAGCTGCTCTATCTTGAAAAAGCCGCCTTACATGCTGAATTTAACAGAATAGTATGCGCTTCATTTGGGCGTATCACTTTTCAAAACGATCAGCCTAATATGATAGTTAAGAGCTATTGTAGTTCAGACGAATCTGAAGTTATCGAAGGTTTAACTAAAGTATTTAATAATTTTAGTAAATTAAAATTTTGCGGCCATAACATCAAGAGGTTTGATGTTCCAGTAGCATGCAAAAGAATTATCATTAACGGGCATGAATTGCCGAAAGGTTTACAAATTTCTGAATTAAAACCTTGGGAAATGCCATTTATCGATACTTCTGAAGTTTGGAGCTTTGGAGCCTGGCAGGAAGGTTTCACTTCTTTAGAACTATTTGCAACCTGCTTAGGCATTGATACCCCAAAGGATGATATCAGAGGGGAACAAGTCGGAGAAGTTTTTTGGCAAGGAGATCTAGACCGAATTTCAAATTATTGCGAAAAAGACGTATTTGCAACTGGACAGATCTTATTAAAACTTTCAGGTCTTGACTTAATGTCGGATTATCAGCAGCAATGATTGAAAAACTAGAATATTTTAAGGATCCTAATTTTATATTTGATCCTGAAGCTCATTCCTATACCTACGTCAACGAGCTAACAAAAAAACCGATTCAGATTTTTGAATCGGTTTCTGGATTTATTGATCAATTTAAGCCTCCGTTTCCAGCGGATGTTCATAAATATGTCGCTAAGTCCAGAGGTGTAGATCCTTCTGTCATTTTAAATGAGTGGAAAATAGCAGGAGACGATGGAAAGAGAATAGGAAGCATCGTTCATGATTGGATCGAAGATTTTTATAAAGGGAAGGATCCAGCTCTTCCTGATGATAAGGGAGCAATATTAAGGATCAAACAGTTTAAAAAGATATACGCTGAGAAGCTTTTTAAATTTAAATCAATTCGTCAGGAATTAAGAATGTTTTCTAGAAAATGGGGAATTGCGGGTACTTTAGACAATCTACTTGAATTAAATGGTAGATATTATGTTGGAGATTATAAAACTAATAAGGATTTTAAAGACGAAGATCACCCAAAGGGAAAAAATCGCAAGCTACTTCATCCATTTGAAAATCTTTGGCAAAATGATATAACTGGTTATTCTCTGCAAGTTAGTACTTATCGTCTAATGCTAGAAGAAGTAGGCTTTAAAACTCACGGGGCATTTTTAATATCAATAGGTCCCGATTCTGCCAAAATCTATAAAGCATTAGATCTGACTCAAGAATTAAGATTTCATTTAAATGAGAATAATTACACCTTTTAAAACTTAAATCAGATTCACGGTATAAAATAGAAAAAATTTATATATGAATCCTAGACAAATAACTTTTAGTTCAAAATCAAGAGAAAAATTAAAAAAAGGAGTAGATCAATTAGCTGATTCAGTTAAGGTTACTCTTGGGCCTAAAGGTAGAAATGTAGTATTAGGCCGAAAGAATCAATATGCCATCACTAAAGATGGGGTTAGTGTTGCTCGAGAAGTATTTCTAGACGATCCAATCGAAAACCTAGGAGCCCAGATGGTAAAACAGGTTGCTTCTAATGTAGCGATGTCCGCGGGTGATGGAACTACTACCGCAACAGTATTGGCTCAATCTATATTGACCAGAGGGATCAAGATGATTGAAGCTGGATTTGATCCAATGGAATTAAAGTCCGGAATCGATAAAACAATAGAGGTGATCAAGGAATACCTTAATTCTATTAGTCTTAAAGTTGAAGGCGTAGAACAAATCGAACAGATTGCTACCATTTCAGCCAACGGAGATACTAACATCGGTAAAATTATTGCAAATGCAATGTCAGAGGTTGGATTTGACGGCGTTATTACTATTGATGATAGTAAAACTCACGAAACCTATTTGCAGACCGTAAAAGGAATGCAATTTAATTCTGGATACCTTTCTCCCTACTTCATCAACAGCCTTTCTAAGATGGAAGCTCAATTAGAAGACGTTCTTATTTTTATATACGACGGTAAAATCAAAGGATTGAAAGGTCTAATTAACGTACTCGACTATACATCTGCTCAAAAGAGACCTCTTTTAATTATCTCAAATAGTATCGAAGGAGACGCTCTTCAAGCGTTAATCATTAATAAGAGTAATGGTATCATTGACGTCTCAGCTGTTAATTCGCCCGGACATGGTCAATTAAGATCTGAGCAATTAAAGGACATCGCAACTGTAGTTGGAGCAACCATACTTTCAGAAATAGAAGGACAAGACATCTCAAACCTTAATCCTCAATCTATTCCAGCTATCTTAGGATCAGCTGAACGGGTTGTGATTACGGAATCAGACACTACAATTATCAATGGAAATGGATCTAAAGACGCAGTCGAAGATCGAGTTTCAGATCTTAAACTACAGATTGAAAATTTAGAAAATGAATCTGAAAAATTAATTGCTAAAGAACGCCTTTCTAAATTAGACGGTGGAGTTGCAATCATCAGAATTGGAGCTTATACTGAAGTTGAATTAAAAGAAAAGAAAGACCGCGTTGAAGACGCCTTAGCTGCTACTAAAGCTGCAGTAGAAGAAGGAATTCTTCCAGGCGGTGGAATTGCTCTCTTTAGAGCCTCGAATTCAGAATATGTTCAACTTGAGCTTTCTAAACTGGAATTAAAAGAAGGAGAAAAAATAGGATCAGAAATCTTATTAGGGGCTTGCCAATCTCCTTTCATCACAATATTAACTAACGCAGGATTAAATCATGAAGTTATTTCTAGAGATCTAATGGAATCTGAATATTCGTTTGGATATGATTCTAGAGAAAATAGATTTATAGACATGATTGAAGCTGGAATCATAGATCCTGCTAAAGTTACTCGAACTGCTATCGAAAATGCATCATCAATATCAGGTTTAATGATAACGACCGAATGCGTTTTGATAGAAAAGTCAGATTCTAAATCTGATCAGTAATTCTCTAAGTTATATTTTTTTGAGAAAGAGTCTAATTTAATTAGGCTCTTTTTTTGTTAAAAATAAAAACCTAATTTAAAATCAAAGTATAAATCTATATAAATATAAAATATGAAAGAATTTATTGCTGATGCTGCCAACGCTGACGTCTTTGAAACCGCAGGTAAATACAATAATCAAATTAAATTAAGTGAACACGATAAAAAATCTGGAGTAAAGATTTATTGCATGGAGCCTTACGCTCAAGAGATGTATGACCGTTTATCTGCTTACGAAAAAGGAACAGGAAGAGATATAAGCCAGAATAAAGATCTTTCAGTAGATACAATATACGAAGTTTTTCCTACTAAAATTGATTTTGAAAACAAATACATTTTAGCTGAAGAAGTAAATTCTAAAATAGAAATAGTTGTTCCATTTAAAGAATTTTCTAGATCTATTGATGATCTTGTTAATAGATCTTTGGATAGATTTATAGTGATGCTTTACAAATCCGATGCCAGTGGAGAATTTTTAGCCTCTGAAAAGAAATGTACAGCAATCAACTACAGAAATGAACTTAATGAACATTATTCTAGTAATACATGGTTCCCAGTTCAAATTAAAAAATTGATCAAAGGAGGATACTTAGCTCTTTATAAAGATACGATCGAATGCTTTATTCCAGGTTCGCATGCAGCAGCTAACGTTATTTCTAATTTCTCAGATCTTTTAAATACCACTATCAATGTGATGGTAGATAATTACGATTCAACCAACGATCTTTTTATTCTATCGTATAAGAAATACATCAAGCAATCAATGCCTGCTATGGTTACTGAATTAAAATTTGGTGAAAGATATACAGGTACTCTTACCACTAAACCTTATGATTTTGGAATATTTGTAGAGTTCAACAATTATTATACGGGATTGATCCATGCTTCTGAATTTAAAGATTACAATTCAATTAAATCAAGCTTTAAAGCTGGAGATAAAATAGACTTCTATGTTAAGAATGTAACAAGTAAAGGAAAAGAATATCGAATTGTTTTAACCTTAAATCCTGACGAAATAGATCCTGAAAAATTAGAATGGGACAGACTTAGAGCAAAAACTGAAAATCAAAGTTTTGAATACGAAGTAGACTCTAAAAATAATTCTATTAAAATTTATATTGATGGATCTTTTTATGAAGTTACTTTAAAAAGAAAAGATTTAGAAGCAAATATCAATAAATACCCTAAAGTTAGAGTCTCTAAGGTAGACCCAATTAACAAAAAATTGAAGTTTGAATTTATAGAATCTCAATCCTAATTTCTGAACCTCATATAAATAAATTATATGATGATCGTCGACTTAAATAGTTCTCAAATGATAAACCGCCTCTTAACTTAAGGCGGTTTTTTAAACCAAAAAATTAAAGATTTATGCCAAATTTATTTGAAAATAGGATTTCCTATAAACCGTTTGAGTACCCCGAATATGATTTAGAAGGTTGGATGCCTCAGTCCCAAGCCCATTGGCTTCATACTGAAATTTCAATGCAGGGAGATATTAAAGATTGGAATGAAAACCTTTCTGAATCTGAAAAAAATCTAGTAGGAAATATTCTTTTAGGTTTTGCTCAAACTGAGTGCGCAGTTTCTGATTACTGGACTACTCAAGTTACGAAGTGGTTTCCTAAACATGAAATTAAAGAGATGGCAATGGCTTTTGGATATTTTGAAACGATACATGCTAGAGCATATTCGTATTTAAATGAAACTCTAGGCCTTGAAAACTTTGAAGCATTTTTACATGAGCCTACTACCTCAGCTAAATTTGAATTTTTAACTCAAACCAAGGGAGAATATTCATATACTGATCTCTCAGAATCAGCTGCAGCAAGATCTGAAGTTGCTAGATCTCTAGCCATATTTTCAGCTTTTGCTGAAGGAGTATCTCTCTATAGTTCCTTTGCTGTTCTATATTCATTCCAATTAAGAAACCTTCTTAAAGGAATAGGTCAACAGATGAAATGGTCAGTTCGAGATGAATCCTTACATTCTAGAATGGGATGTTCTCTATTCAGACATATGTGCATAGAGTATCCTGAATTAAAGGATCAGGTGCAATCCCAAGTTGAAGACGCTGCTCGACTTATGGTTCAGATGGAACTAAATTTTATCGATAAGATGTTTGAAATGGGAGATCTTGAAAATCTTAAAAGAGATGATCTGAAGAATTTCATACTTAGACGAGCAAATGAAAAACTAGATGAATTAGGATACTCTTCAATTTTTGAATACGATGTAGAATCCGCAAATGAGCTAGATTGGTTTTATCATCTTACAGGCGGCGTAACTCACACGGATTTCTTTGCTATCCGTCCGACTGATTACGCTAAAGCAGGAGAAGGTGATGACTGGGACGATATATTTTAAATCATAAAATAATAAAAATGGAAGATCAAGAACAAGGAATGCTCAGAGAGAGCAATATTAAAGAAATTAAAAAAACACTAGATCAATTAGGTTGGAAATCAGGAGTAGATCTTCCTGAATGGGGATGCACTGAAGTGTATATTAAAACTATAAGTAAAGGCTACTTACTCCAAGGGGAAACTCCAAAAGATGCATATTGGAGAGTTAGCACCACCGTTGCTCGTCGATTGAGGAGACCTGATCTAGCTTCTAAGTTCTTTGATTATATTTGGAGAGGCTGGCTATGTTTAGCTACTCCAGTTTTATCTAATACTGGAACCGAAAGAGGGTTGCCGATTAGCTGTTTTGGAATAGACGTTGCTGACTCAATTGCAGATATTGGTAGTAAAAATCTAGAAATGATGCTTCTAGCTAAGCATGGAGGTGGAGTAGGAATCTGTATAAATCAGATTCGTCCAGCCGGCTCACCTATCACAGGAAATGGAACTTCAGACGGCGTTGTCCCATTTATTAAAATGTATGATTCAACAATTCTTGCTACAAATCAAGGATCAGTAAGAAGAGGAGCAGCTAGCGTAAATATAAATATTGAACATTCTGATTTTTGGGAATGGCTTGAAATCAGAGAACCTAAAGGAGACATTAATCGTCAGTGTCTTAATATGCACCAATGTGTTATTGTCTCAGATAAATTCATGAGAAGATTGGAACAAGGAGATGACGATGCTAGACAAAGATGGTCAGCTCTTTTGAAAAAGCGTAGACAGACTGGCGAACCATATATCATGTACAAAGGCAATGTTAATAAGCAGAATCCTGACGCCTATAAACAAAACGGATTAAAGGTATATATGACTAACATTTGTAGTGAAATAACTCTACATACTGACGAATCTCATTCATTTGTTTGCTGCCTTTCTTCTTTAAATCTAGCTAAGTATGATGAGTGGAAAGACACTGATCTTATTTACACTGCTACCCTGTTTCTAGACGGGGTATTAGAGGAATTTATTCAAAAAGCAAAAGGAATGAGAGGCTTTGAAAATTCAGTAAGATCAGCCGAAAAAGGCAGAGCATTAGGTTTAGGAGTTTTAGGTTGGCACACGTATTTACAGGAAAGAGGAATTCCATTTGAAGGTCTTTTTGCTCAATATGAAACTCGAAAAATATTTTCTCAAATGAAAGTAGAATCTGAAAGAGCTTCTAGAGACCTTGCTGAACAGTTTGGAGAGCCACTCTGGTGTTCCGGAACTGGAATGAGAAACACTCACCTTAGAGCGATAGCCCCAACTGTTTCAAATTCTAAATTAGCCGGAAACGTGTCAGCCGGTATTGAACCTTGGCCTTCAAATGTTTGGACCGAACAGTCAGCTAAAGGAACTTTTATTAGAACTAACCCAACTCTTGAAAAATATCTTAAGAAAATTAAGAAAAACACTAAAGAAGTCTGGGATAAAATCTTAGCAGACGGTGGATCAGTGCAAGATCTAGATTTTCTAGATGAATGGTGGTTCCTTAACGGTGCTCTAATTGGAATAGAAAAATGGAATGAGTTTACCGACTACCAAAAGGAAGAATGCGTAGGGTTTAAAGAAATATTTAAAACCTTTAAAGAACTAAATCAGCTAGACCTGATTAAACAGGCTGGAATCAGACAACAATATATAGATCAATCGGTATCCCTTAATCTTGCATTTCCAAAAGAGGCTTCTCCAAAATGGATCAATCAAGTTCATCTTGAGGCTTGGAAACTAGGAATCAAAACCCTATACTATATGAGAACTGAATCGGTTCTTAGAGGAGATATTGCTAAAGCTGCAATGGTAGATTGCGTTTCATGTGACGGATAATATCTGACTAAAATATAAATCAAAGGCCTTTATTTAATAAAGGCCTTTTTGGTTTAAATAAATAATAAAAATAAAGGTTTTAAATGTCTAAACATCTTAAATACTTAAAAAATTATTCAAAATATCTTGTAGAACAAGATATGGGAATGCCCGCTGATCCGGCGGCAGCTGGAGCCCCGCCGCCTCAGATTAAATATAATTTCATATTTATACCCGACGGAGAAAAAGGAAGTAAAAAATATCCAGACGGCAGCTCATATGAAATTTTTCCATCTTATGAAATTGCTGAAACTGACCTGGATAAATGGTTAGATTCTAACATCGTTTCATCAAAGGAAAAAGAATTAGCAGACAGCGCAATAAAAGTCAAAAAAACAAGTCTAAAGGACTTTATTTCTGGAAAAAAAGATAAAATATCCCCAGAAGATATCGGATTCATTGAAAAATTTAAAAATTCAGTTTCAACCGATATGAAAGGAACCAAAAAAGATGATATTGAAGTAATATTTTCACAAAGCAATGGAACTCCTTATACAAATGATCTTGACGTGACTTTCATAATAATTCCAAAAAAGAAATGATAAAATCTTTTACTGAACATTTATATGAAAACCACGATGAACTCAATGACCTTATTCTAAAGTTATCAAGTTCATTTATCTTTTGTTGCGAAAATACAAAAACAGAGGGAGAATATCGAAGAATAAATGGAATCCATATAGAGGACCCATATACGTTTGACGCTGAATTCATTATTAAAAAAGAATCCGACCCTAATTTTAAAGAGGACGAGCACTTTCATAAATTAAGTTGGGAAGAATTAAATTTTGATCAATATGGATTTGCCATAGATGCTCGAATGAAAATAGATAAAAAGGATACACTTGTTCCTAAAATAATTGTCATTTGTATTATTGACCCTAATCGAGAGCCTGAATGTTATCAAGAATTACAATACCGATTAACTGACATATTTGCACACGAGATAAATCATCTCGATCAGGTAGGATGGAATCGTAAACCATTCAACACTCGACCCACCTCAGGACTAGAGAGGCAATCTGCCAAACGGTCTCATTTATACTTTAAGCTGCAGGATGAAGTTGAATCCATGGTTGAAGGAATGTATACTCGATCAAAGAAACAGAATGTTGCAATTGACTCAGTTTTTATGAAATACCTTAATCCATTTATAAAATCTAAAAGGATATCGGTTGACGAGTGTCTAGAAGTTTTAAATATCTGGATAAAATATACTTTAGAAAATTTTCCCGACTCTAAATTTTCAAACAATGAAAAAATAAGATCAATCATTAATTCCATTTAAAACTTAAATCTGTTTTTGCTGTATAATATTTAAAAAGTTAAAAACATGAATCAGTTTCAATCATTTAAAAATCAAGTAGAAGAGACCAAAAAATTAGTTTTTGGAGAAATCGACAAAATCATTGCAGAATTAGAAGAAAACGGAGACGTATCTAAATTTTATGATAAAGGGGTAAAAAGTGCAGGTGGCAGAATTAAAAAAGGAATGCAAGCTATCAAAAAAGCGATACATCACCCAACTGTTAAATCTCATATGACCGCTCTTCAAACTGCTTCCAAAGAATTAAAAGAAAACATTGGAAAGTAATTCTAAAAATCTTTAAAAAGAAGAAAGGATAACCAAAAGTTATCCTTTTTTTTGATTAAAATCAAAACTTTATTCTATAATTAAGTATTATATTATTAATAATAACAAAAAAAAACTTATAAAATGACAGATTTTTTTGACCTACCAGGAGATGCTTTTGTTAAGAAAACAAATTCATCAGAAAAAAAGACAGATCCGAATATCTATAATCCGGATCCAAATGCGCACAACGGATCGTATAAATCGGTTTTTCGATTTTTACCTTATGTGCATGACAAATCTCAGAGTAAATATACAAAATACTCTGCTAAGTTCTATAATCCTTTAACTAAGGAAACTCTTTGGGTTGATTGCCCTTCAAATGAAGGTAAATCTTCTATTCTTTGGGATATAGAAAAAGTAATTAGAAGTATCAAAGAGGAAGAGCCTGAACTTCATAGAGAATTAGATTCTAGCTTCTCAAGATGGCATAGCCATTTCTCTCCGATCTACGTTAAAAAAGATCCACAAAGACCTGAATTAGAAGGATCGGTTAAATGGTTTAAGTTTTCTTCTCAAATCAATACTTTGATTGAGGCTCAAATCAGTCCAGAAGAGGATGAATTGATCGAATCATCAAAGTCAGTAAATCCTTACCATCTTCTTCAAGGAAAAGATTTCTTATGTGCAGTTGGTAAAAAGACTAAAACTTTTAGAGATTGGAGCAAATCTAAATTCATGGAAGACGTCACTCCATTTATCTTTAAAATTGGAGATAAATCAGTTATCGTAGAAAATAACGAAAAATCAGTTAAATTAGTTCAAGAGTTTCTTAAAAAGAATACTCCTCTGATTGACGATTATCTTCATAAGTCATGGACTGAAGAGACTTATCATAAGGTTGCAGAATATACGATTTCGGTTATCTCAAATCGAACAATTTTGAACATGATACTTGACAGAACTAAAGATGAAAAAACCAAAGCCTTAATTTTAGAAAGACTTTCAGGTGCTACTTCAACTCCTTCTAAACCGAAAGCTGAAAAATCTTTAGACATCGATGATGATATCCAGTTTAAATCTAGCAATGATCTTCCTTTTGAAGAAGAAGAATTAGTTAAAACAAATGTACATGCTTCAGATGAAGAAGACGATGATGAATACGATTCTTTATTTAAAAATCTTTAAAAAAATAATTAGAAATGAAAAGTAAACAAGCTGAAACTATACAAGAAGCTGAGATTGTCAACCAATCTCAGTCTTCTGAGGAAACAGGCCAAGCCGCTGACTCCGACCGAACCGTCCTATTAGGATCAATATCCTATAATAACGTTCAAGATTACGAAAGGTTTTTAGAAAAACTAGATATGAACCAGGCTATTTTTATCCTAATCGCTGGATGTAATTATGCTCAGTCTAGAGGTATATTAAACATGGAAGAATCTGAACTGATTTCTAAATCTATCAGAACCTTAAAGAAAAACTCATCAACTGAAGAATAAATGGATCTAATAATAGATGGTAACGCGTATCTTAACGTTTCTCTAAGCGTAATTAGATCAATGCTCTTTAAAGATAAGAGCATCGGTGCCAAATATTATGTGAACGACATCTTTAACGATAACGGTGTAGTTTTAAAAGAACAAGTTAAAGTTCAGTTTAGAAATTTTTGCCTAAACTATCTTCACTCAATCATTGCACCTGTTGAATATGAAATCGATCGGGTGCATATGGTTTTTGATTCTAGAAGCTGGAGAAAGGAGTATATTAGAAACTTTTTTGCTGATAATGACTTTGAAACTGATCTTGCTCCTTCTGAATTTGAATACAAAGGAAATAGAAAAAAGAGTTCCGAAGATCATACCTATCTCTTCTTTGATTATTTTCAGCAAGAAATAATTCCAGCTTTAGTAGATAGAAGTGGAGTAAATTATTATAGAATAAAAGGAACTGAAGGTGACGACATCATTGCTTACTTATGCGAAACAATTAAGAACGATGTGCTAATCTATACAGTAGACGGAGATATTCGCCAAATGGTTCACTCAGATAACAAAAACGTGATCTTAATTTATCCTAAGCAAATGGCTAAACACAAGAAAATGTTTGTTCCTTCTGAATTTATTCCAGACGAGGCCGAAGAAGAGGAAGACAACTTCTTTTCTTTAAGCGAGTCACACATTGTCAAATCTAAGATTGATAGAATGATTTCCAAACTTAAATCTAAAGAATATGTAGAATATACTGTAGATCCAGTTTTTGAAATATTCGATAAAATATTTAGAGGAGATAAAAAGGATAATGTTCCAAAGATGGATAAAATGACTCCAACTAAAAGTTCTAAATTGATTGAGGAAATCCGAGAAAAATACGGAAAATCATCAATTGACTTATTAGATCAACTAGATGAATCCTTTATTTTATTCCTAATTGACAGAATAAAATTACTAAACAAGATAAGTGAAGAGACTAAAATTTTAGAAACGAAAAAACATCTTCTGTTCAATACTAAAATTATAAGACTGTCTTCTGTGTTTTTTCCAGACGAAGTTAAAGAATCCTGTGTCTCAAATGTAGATATTTCCCGATTTAAAAACTTCAATTTTAGAAAATTTAATGATTTAAAAAATAACCCACATACAATATGAAGCCTCTATACGAAAGAGTTTTAATTAAACCAAGAGAAAAAGAAACGACCACTGCTTCTGGAATTATGTTGCCTGACAAAGCAGTAAAGAGACCTAACATTGGAATCGTTGTTGCCTGCGGAGACGGTTCAACACATAATCCGATGCTAGTTAAACCTGGAGATATTATCATCTGTAACAGATTTGCAGGTACTGAAATATCTTATAAAGGAGAGAAACATTATATGATTCTATCCAATGAAATCATGGCAATCCTAGATGATCTTAGCGATGTTTCTTTAGATGAATTTGAATAACTAAAATAATTACACCAGATGAGCCCAGAACTATACAGAATGTTAACCTCAATTGCTAATGCTGAAATAGATAAAGCTAGAATGACCCTATATCTATTAGGCAAACACCCTGCAGGAATCGGAGATCATTCAACTGAAGATTTCTATAAAAATGCAGATGAAGCTCTTACTAAATTGGCAGAAGCTGAAGATAAGTTAGAGTGTTTAAAAAGAAATTATGAATCTGCTTCTCTAGAATTGGTCTAATAAGTCCATTCCACTTTGGAGAAAATAGCTAGTTAATTCTTCTATTCCACCATTATATAACTGGTCAAGTTTAACAACTTGACCTTTTTCATTTGTTTTTTGATGTATAACTTCGGCATAATCTTCTCCTGCTTCTAGAACGATTAAATAGAGTTCCCCATTCCAATTAAAAGAAAAATTTGCAAATTCTCCTGAATTGTCCGCCACCAGATTTTTAGCCCCTAGATCCTTTAATAATTCTTCAAATTCCATCAATAATAAGGTTTTCCAACCTGCCTTAGGATCTTTTCCTCTTTCTCCCTTTTCAGCCCATTCTGCGGCATCATCGTGGTCCATCGAAAAATCAAAATCTTGTAATTCACCAAACTCATCAACATAAGCTTCATTGATAAAATTTTTAAATGAAAGTGCTCTTCGGTTCGACATTTCTTTTACTTTTTAATTATTTATTTAAATAAAAACATAACTATTCATTATCATAAAACATTCTGTCAGAATCTTCAGTATGCCATTTGTCAAATCCTTCACAGTTATAATAGTCCCGGTTAACTAGATAATCAGGTCTTTCTGGAAAAGGTTTAGTTACGAACGAAGGTTCAGACCATTTAATACGGTTATTAGGTTGCAGCGCAATCTGACCATTATCTAATAAAATAATATGATGACTTTTATGTTCTAATGGATCTTCTGCTAAGGACATATCTGTGTTAAGATCATTACTTCCCCAGTTAATAGTAGCATAGTAGCTTCCTGAATAAAACTTATGATCCTTCATGTATACTTCCACCCTAGTATCGTACACATAAGAAAGATGCAGAAGGGTAAAGTTATAAGAAAAACAGTTCCAAATCTGTAAAAAGTGAAACGGTAGATCTGGATCCGGTAGCTCAGGTTCAGTAAGAAGAGCGTGGCTAGGCAACTTATCTCTCATTACTCCGTTCTCTAATAGTACTTGAAACAATGCAGCTTGTCCCGGCATGCATCTCACTGACATGATTACTCCCGGCGTAAATTCTCCAAGACCCTTTTGGTGCTGGTACATGTACTCATTTCTAACGAATACTTTTAGAGGAAAAAAATTGTGCTCGATATAAGCCACGTAAGATCTATTTTAATTATTTATCTAAATAAAAAACCCAGATCTTTCAATCTGGGTTCTAGTAATTTTTACATCAGTATTAGAAGCTAGGCGTAAATCCAGTTGAATCTGAACTTAACTGTCCTCCTACTCGAGTAATAGTGATTCTATTAATGAATTTATGAATTCCTCTAGGGAAATTAACAATTACGTCGATGATCGCAGCATTATTTTCGATAACTTCATCTGTATTATTAGATCGATCAAATACTACTTCATAAGAAGTTAACCCTCTAGCATTAACTACTGCATCCAAATAATTTTCAACAATTGTTTTAACTCTTAATCTTGTAATCTCATCATTGAAATCAAATAAGAAATTAAACAAGATTCTAGCAAGATCCTTTTCAATAGTTGAAAGATTATCACGAACGTGAGCGTTATTTAGAGCTGAATTTACTCGTTGGTAAGCAGTGTTGTTAGAGAACAATAAAGTTCCAAATCCTCTTCTTCTTACGATCAAATTGTGTCCAGTTGGCTCTAAAAAGTCTCTATCTTCATTTGTCAATTCATATTCTAAACCTACTAATTCAGGATCAGTTAAAACTCCTCGTTTTCCACCTGCAACAATCAAGAATGGAGTTCCATTTTTGAATTTTCTAACGTATAAATTAGAAACATAAGCAGCTGGTGGAACTGAAATGTTTCGTGTTCCACTTCTAACAATTAAGTTAGGGAAGTAATAAGTCGAATAAGAAGAAAGAGGAACCCCATTAACATCTTCTTCAGCAAATTTAAATGTAAAGCTTGGATTCAATGAAAGATCTCCACCTTCAGATATTAATCTAGCCGAAACTAATTTATTAGTAGTGTCAATGAAACTAGGATCTACTGATTTTTCAAACTGATCAATAGAAGGAGTATTAAGAAGAGCCATAGCTTGCCCGTGTAGAGCTGCTAATTTTGCTAAATAATACTTAGAATTAGAGCTGATTTCTCCTTCATATGTATCTACTACATATCTGAAATCGATCAATTCCTTTCCAGCCAATGTTTGCGGAATCGCAGTGAAATCAAACAAATATTTTAAAATACTTGATTGTCTAGCTGCTGTACCATTAGGTAAAAGTTCGTCTCTTACCTTAAATCCTCTTAAATATTGACCTTTTAATTCAGAAACAAAATTATAGATTCCTTTATATACTTGAATTGTATTATTAGTAGCGTCTAATCCATCTATTTCTTCAACGCTTGGAGCCATAGTTGTGATAGTGTATTCTAATCGATATGGACTTAAAGAAGTTTCTCTTGATTCTACCGAAATAATTTTCAAGAAACGATCTCTAACATCTCCTGATTTTTTAGCTTTAATGTAATGATTTACTTTAATGTACTCATCAATTAATGATTTATTGCTAACATTGGCAGTATTAATTCCAAGTATCAGCTTATTAGGTTGTAAAATTGTAAAGTCGCTAAAGAAATTAGTATCAGCTAGGTTAAATGACTGCTTAAAATCATCTCCAGAAGAGATTTTAATTTTAACATAATCATTTCCACTAAATGTATAGAAATTAACGTCCTGCTGATTCAATAAAGTGATATCTTGATATATAAATACTTTTACATAATTTAAAGTATTTGATCCTACGGTAATACTAAATCCATCCTGATATTTAACATAATAATTTAAAGTACCGTCAGATACAACGTCTCCGGTTTTAGTAAATCCATCGTAGTATGATTTGTATAGCTTGCTTCCTTGCATTGCAATTAAATAACTATCACCTACTGCTGGGTTAACTAAATAAAGATCTCCAATTGCAGGAGGAAGAGTTGAAATAAATGCAGATTCCGCAATAGACTGATTGATTTCAAAAATCAATTCAGCGTCAGCCGGTTTTGAATAGCTAAGAATGTCGATTAAAGGAGTGGCATCAGCTGTAGATCCATTAGTATCAAATCCTCCGTTATCTGCGGTGTATACATTTCCAGAATTTAATTCGTCGAATCCGTATCCTACTAAATCAATTCTATGAGTGTCAACTTCCTGATCGTTAAAAGAATTGTTAGACAAATCGATAAGATCTAATTTCTTATCATCGATTGAGCAAATAACCCCAGTCTGAGGAAATAATCTGTTTATTAGCCTGTCTATCGAAATAGTTGTTCCGGTTTGATCTATAAAATTAGGGATTAAACATCCTACTAATCTACCAATAACCTTAATTTCTCTTAAAGCTAAAAATTCACTTATTCGTGCTTCAATTAAACCAGATTCATTGAAATATGTTTTATAAATCGGATCTTTAGATAATTTAATATAATTGGTCCAATCGCCGCTTACCATGATAGTTTCAACCATGTAATCTGAAATAAAATCATCAGGATGTACACACGTAGGGAATTCAATGTCTTCTCCAAATCCACTATACCATTCTTTAGCAGTAATATCAAATCCAGTAACAGCTGCCCTCTTTGTCCAAATTGTAATATTCGATTTACCCGCGTTTACAAAAGATAATATTTTATTAGAATCTATCGAAACATTTCCAAATCCTCCAGGATTAGTTATAAAGTCATCACCTAAGGCAAGGTTTTTAGTTCTATTTAATTGATCCGAACTTGCAACCCATAATTTTCTCTTATTAAAAAAGTCAATTAGAGGATTTTGTACTGGATTAGAATCGGAATTATTAGATGAAGATTCGGTATTAAATGTCGTAAAATAAACCTGATCTTTATTTAATAACTTGTCGTCTTCATTATCAATTGGTAGAATATTTAATGCAAATACCGGTCCTTCTCTAAGAGCTACTTCAATAGATCTATGAAAAAAGCTTCCACCTTTTTCTAATTTTGAGTCGATCTCTCCAAACACTGCCTTTAGTGTTCTAAGATCGTTAATTAATACTATTGTATTAAACGGTCCAACTCTGCTTGATCCTACAATCAATCTACCCGTTGATAACGGTAAAGCTACGTTTTCGCTTTGATCAATCTCAACAGTGTACACACCGCTGGATTTAAAATTATTCAAATTGATCCTTCTTTCGGCCATTTCTCTAAAAATATTTTTTATTATTTATTCATGCCCACACTAAATAAATCTAAAAAATGGTCAAAATCAAAATCCAATTTAATTTATATAGTATAAGATTTAAAAAATAATATGGCAAATACTGATAATCAATGTTCTGATCTTAAAATACAAGATCTTTATTCAGAATCTAAAGACACGTTAGGAGACATTATGAATCTCCAAAAGGACACTCAGTTGAATATATACGGATACGACTTTTCTAAAATGTCTCTTCGTGAAATTATGTTTTTCTGGCATGCAAATACTCATGCTCTTATTGATGAAATTCATGAAGCAACCGACGCTCTTGGTGGAATCAAGGACGGAAGTGGCAATGCGATCTGGAAGTACTGGAAGAGTGACTATTCAAAATACCAAAATATGAAATTCTCGGATCTATCTGAATCAGACCAGTTAGAATGTAAGTTTGAAATCATCGACATTCTTCATTTCTTTTTAAATATGGCTACTTCAATTGGCATGACTCCACAAGAAATGTTTAACATGTACATGAGTAAGAATCAGGAGAACCGGGATCGTCAAGCTAGAGGATACTAAAATAACAAATAAATATGGAAAATCAAAATGGCCAATTTAACGTCAACGTAAATCTTAAAGATGCAGAGGACATTAAATGCGAACAGTGTGAATCTCTTGTTTTTGAAGAGAAAATCATGATTAAAAAAATAAGTAAATTCCTGACCGGATCAGATCGAGATAGTATTTCTCCTATTCCAGTTATTGCATGTGCTAAATGTGGTAATATTAACGATATGTTTAAACCTAAACTATGATAATAGGAGTTGAAGCTGTTGATAATGAGTTAATGATTTCTTATTTTAATGAAAAAGGAAAAATATCCTTTATCAAAAAGAAACTAATTGATCATGAATTGTTTAATTGGGTTGAAAGTGATAAGCCGAGTTTACATAGAAACTGGGACGGAAAATACGTTAAAAAAGCAAAGTCCGATGCTAAGTGGCTTACTCGAACTAGATTAGAGGAATTGATCATTGAAAAGCTAACTCCAGAAGAAAAAGAACTAATCTATTCATTCGATAACACCCCTAAGAAAGAATATCTAGATATCGAGATCAAGCTTACTGATTCCACCTTTCCAGATCCTGGAAAAGTAGCAATGCCAGTCGGAATGATTTCTTTTTGTAATGAGGAAGGAGTAAATTATGTCCTGTCTATCATGGATTCAAACGATCACCCTAATGGTCTTTCACAAGAAGAAGTTAAGAAGATGGAGTTGGACATCAAAGACTATTTTCAAAACATAATTCCTCATGAAGAAAAGGATAGAAAACTCTTTAATCAAGATTTTAAAATAAAATACATGCAGTTTAAGACCGAAAGGGAACTTCTTGAATTTTATTTTCATAAAATAGCTCCAAAGCAATCAATGATATCGGGTTGGAATGTAATAGATTTTGACTGGAGATATTTAATGAATAGATCCTCAAAAATAGGAGTTGATCCCTTTTTAAACATGCCTTCAAGGAAAACCTTTTCTAAGAAGCATAAATTGATGACCCATTTAGGTTTGATAGATTACATGCAAGTCTTTCAAGATCCAGGTTTTAAGCCGTATAAAGTCGTAGAAAATTATACACTTGATTACATTTCTAAATTGGCCCTAAACGCAACTAAATTAAAGCATCCTTATAAAAACATGCTAGAATTTCAAAAAGACGTTTATCTTTTCACAATGTATAACGTAATAGATAATATTCTAGTTAAACTTTTAGAAGATAAATTAGGTCTTTTAGATGTTGCCTTTTCTCTTGCCAATGTCGCTCAAATAGAAGTGAATAAAATATTTAGTCCAGTTCATATAACCGAGGTTTTAATGTGTAGAGAATTTCTAAATCATAATCTTAAAATGTTAAAGAAACCTTGGGACGGTGAAGCTGACGACTCAAACGAAACTTATGAAGGTGCATACGTAATGCCACCGGTTCCAGGCTATTATCAGTACATAACTTGTTACGATTTTAAATCAATGTACCCTAACATTCAAATGCAATTCAATATTTCTCCCGATTCATATCTTGGAAAAATAGAAAAAGTAAAATTAAAAGGAGGAGAGATTGTTACTAAGAATCAAACAATATTTAGAAGTGATAAAGATTCAGTGGCCCGAACTATTCTTAATAGATTATATAACGCAAGGATCGAAGCACAGGACGAGATTAAACAATTAAAATATAAATAGTCTTTGATGTTTCAATTCATAAAAAAATGGTTTAATAAAAAAAATAAAAAAGATATGATAACCGAAGAACAAATTATTAATTATAAACAGAACTTCACAGGTCAAACCTTTCAATGGGTTAAGCCTGATGACTCTAAACTTTTAGGTAAAGTTGTAAAATGTAGAGACATCGATGTATACGGAGGAAGAGTGATGGCAATATTTGATAACGGATCAAAAGTTGACATTCGGGATCTAAATCGAAAACTATTTATGGTCCACGGAGACATGCCTCCTCTAACTATACAAGAAATAGAATCGATCTATCCTTCACAAAAACCTTCTACCCCTCCTCCGGTTCAGCCTAAAGTTCACGTAGAGTCTAACTCAAATTATAATTCAGATAACGCTTCACAATCTTCTTCGTCTTCTTCTAGATCTAATCCATTTGAGATGTTTAATTCCGACGCATATGAATTGCTTTTAAAATTAAACATTAAATTACCAAATCAAGATCTTTTAAAATTAATGTACACTAATGCTAAAGACAAGGAAGATTTTCTAACTGAGCTATCTGAGCATGTAATGAGTATGATAAATAAAAATATAGTTCATGAGTCTCTAAGACAGATTCTTGATCCGGGATCGAAGGCTCCTAAAACAGGTCAGCCTAAAAAGAGTAGTGGAACTGAAATAAAATTAACTGAAGTAAATGATTAATAGGAAGTTTGAAAATAAAGAGGAGTATCAAGATGGAAAGTATAAATTTTTCACTATTTCAAATGGAGAAAAAAATTACAGAAGAGTCTTATGCGAAACTGAAGGCATCTGTTTGATTCCATTCGATATTAATGATGCAAATAACATTAAAAATGTCTATCTTGCAAGATACACCGATTATCTAAATGGAGAAGAAGGGCATTGCTGTCTTACGTGTGAATCTGTTCCTAATCATGATTCAGATTTTGAAGAGATAAGTGAGTTTATAAACTCAGAACTTGGAATTAATCCGGAAATCAACGATGTCTACTTTTTAGGTAGAATACAGCATCAGCTTCCATTTTCTAAAACATACAAATGCTATGCAATAGATTTGACTCAATATTCAAAAGATCCTACTGGATTTAAAATAGATATGCCCGACGAAGAATCTAAAAATAGAACGTATTCTCTAGATAAAGTAAACTTTAATAGAATATTTAAAGGTGATGTTGAGGATTCTCTATGCCTATCAGCTTCGATGCTGTTAATTTCTTATATCAATTAAGAAACTTACTTAAATTTATCGGTAAAAAAATAAAAAACAATATGTCAGATACTAAAGACTTGATTTCTGCGTTCAATCGCTTCAATGATTTGTTAGAAAAGAAAACAAAATCACACGTTAAACTTAAAGGATTTTCAGATATTGATGATTTCATTCCTACTGGAAATTATATGCTAAATGCCCTGATGTCAGGATCCTTATTTGGGGGATATCCTAATACTCGAAGTTTAGGAATAGCCGGAGATTCAGGCACCGGTAAAACATTCTTATGCATGAACGCAGTCAGAGAAGCTCAGCATAAAGGCTATGTAGTTTTCTATATAGATACAGAAGGAGCCTTAGACACCGAGGACTTTGAAAAATTTGGAGTAGATCATAAGATGTTAAAATATGTTCGACTTGGATTAATTTCAGAAGTTAAATTTTTCATGAATGATTTAATAAAAACAGCTGAAGACAATGAAGGCCTTAAAATAATGGTGATCGTAGACTCAGTAGGTATGCTAGAAACCGATAAAGAAGTTGCAGACATCGATAAAGGTAAAAACGCAAATGATATGGGTCTTAGAGCTAAAGAACTTAGAACTCTATTCAAATCCTTTACTTTAGATATGTCTAATCTTAAGATTCCTCTTCTTTTTACGAATCATACTTATGCTGGAACTGACATGTATTCAGGTAAGAGTATGAGCGGTGGAGGTGGACCATTGTATGCAGCTAGCGTTATTTTGATGCTAAGCAAGAGTGCACTTAAGGACGAAACAACTAACACTAAAACCGGTGTTATCTGCCGAGCTAAAACCGATAAAAACCGATTAGCTAAGCCTGACGATATTGAAATACACATTTCATTTCATAAAGGGATGAACAGATACGTAGGTCTTCATAAGCTTCCATTTAATTTTGATAATTGTGGAGTAGGTCGAGGCAACAAATTTACTGAAAAAGAGTATAATAAAATGAAACCTGCCGAACAAGCCCAGTGCACTGAGTTTGAAATAGGAGGAGAAAAATTCTATTTTATTGCTAAAGAAACCGCTAGAAATTATATCTTAAAGCATACTGGAGAAGCTATTCCACTTAGAGAATTATTTTCTGAAAAGGTTTGGACTCCTGAAGTTTTAAAAGAATTAGACGAAAACGTGGTTAAGCCTAAGTTTAAATATAGTACGATTCAAGATGTGTTACAGGAAGAAACCGAAGACTTTGAAAATTTAGAGGATGATAGCCTATAATAAGAACCTGCCAATTAAGTATATATTGAATCTTCATTTAACTTCTAATTTTTTAAATGAAGATTCAATTGGATTTGAATTAACTCGATATACTATTGAAAATAATTCAGATCCTTTAAAAATAGATCTAGACAATCTAAAATTTACTTCTAAAACCCTGAAATATATTTTTGGAGACAGATTAAAGTCTGAAAACTTTAAAGAATTCATGGTAGAATCAATTAAATCCCTAATTAAACAAGAATTAATTAAACCAAATGGATCTTCGATGTATATAACAAATAGATTACTTAATAAATTTTATTCAATTAGCGAATGATAGATTTCACAGAAAATATAGATTCTCTTGAGTCAATGGTTTGGAATTTTATTCTCAATTCAGATAATGATTATAATGAGCTTAGGCCTCAAAACCATGAATCCTTATCTAGAGAGGAGTTAGTAACTTTAATTACTCCAAAATTCTTTAATAACGATCTTAGGTCTGAAACCTATAAATATGCCATCAAGTTCTTTAGAGAATTTGAAAAGATACCGAATAAAAAAGAGCTTTCTAGCTATTTAGAAGTCAATAACTATTTCCTAGAACAGGAAGAGATCGATGATCTTTATATGTTCAGCATTAGAGAATATAATTACAACTATTTATATCAATACGTAAAAGCTTTTATTCTTCTTAGAAATTTAAATATTACGGTGTTTGATATATTGGCCTATTTAAAAACGATATCAATAAATCCTAAAAACGTCGATGAGGTTTCTCAAAAAGTTAGAAATGACATAAACAGCAAGCTATCAATAGATTTTAACAATAAAACTGCTGGCTTAAACTTCTTTGATCCTAAGTCCCATATTCAAATAGCTAAAAGTGGAACCCCTAGCGGATTTCCATTTATTAATAAAGTATTAGGAGGAGGATGGAATGCTAAAACCTTGGTTGTGTTTCAAGGTCGCCCTAAAGTCGGAAAATCAATGGTTCTAGGAAATATTGCAGCTCGATCGTTTTTATCAGGTAACAATACTGGTTTGGTAACCGTAGAATTAGCTGATCGTAGTTATATGAAGAGAATAGGATCCAATATTCTAGGAATAGACGGTGATACCTATTCTAATATAACTGACGCCGAGTCTTCTAAATTAATCTCTGATAAATTATCTGAATTGCAGCAATCTGGAAAAGAATTAGGATATCTAGAAATAGTAGAATTTGCAACAGGCGGAGCTACTGCGATCGATATCGAAAATTATTTTCTAAGATTGGAAAGCCAGCTTAATAAAAAATTTAAAATCATCGTCGTTGACTATCTAAATCTTCTAAGACCTATTAAGGATCAAAGCGGACTGTATGAAAAAATCAAATCAATCAGTGAGGAATTAAGAGGAGTTGCAATGAGAAATGAATGGTGCATAATTAGCGCTACTCAAATTAGAAGAGAAGATGTTGACAATTTTGATCTTGGAATGGAGTCAGTAGCTGAATCTTTTGGATTAATTCACACTGTTGATTCTCTATTTGGCCTAATGAGAAGCCCTCTTGAATCCAGAATGAAAATAAAGGTAATTGCCAACCGAGATAATGGATTTGAAGAGAGTTATAAATTCTATGCTATGGAAAAATCTTATTTTAGATTAACCGAAGAGATTGGAATGAATAGCGAATATTATAGTGATGATGACAATACTTCTCAATTGCAAGATCAAGTAAGAGAAGAATATACCAATATTTCAGAATCTAGCCAGGCTGCAACTGCCAGCATGCCAGACGATGAATACGACGAATTATTTAATTCGATTTAAAATAATAATTTAAAATGTTTGAAGATGAAGAAAGAATAGATGATTTTTTTGAGGAAGAAACAGATCCTTTAGAAGATGAAGAAGTAGAAGAGACTGACGATTCTCCAGTAAGAGAAGACAAAATATTCAATAACCGATATAAATTTGGAGAAGGAATAAGAGACGAAGACGATATTGAAAGATCTAGTAAGATAAATATAAATTCCAATTACTCAGATGTGTATTTAAAGGACATATATGAATATGAAGAGTCGCTAGATTATAACATTGGAGTTGGAAAGGTCTTCGAATTTATTGAAACTGATCCCGAATTAAAAAGTCTGCTGTATAAATTAGACAAGGAATCAAAAATAAAGCTCTCTAAAGATGAAATAAATTGGTGCTTTAATCGGATTCTAAACAATATAGATGGAGTAGAAGAAAAAGAAAGTTTTTATAGTCCAATTTATGTTTTAGAGGCAATTTCTTCTATCTTAAATATCAACTCTGGCGATCCAGTAAAAGATTACAGAAAAATATTTGATTGCTTAGAGGTAGAAATTCAGGAAGAACTAATTCTTGAGTTAAATAAAAAATATAATTTTCTAGATAATAAAATTAATAAAAAAAGAATACACTAATGGCTTGGATTAAAATTACCCACTTAGCTGGAACATCTAATATAAATTTAGATAACGTCTCCAATTTTGAATCATATAGCACTGATTCCATAAGATTTTATGGAGTTGATCTGATAGGATTTAATCAGCTAACCTTCTCAACTGTCGTAGAAAGAGATGAAATCATCTTTAAATTAAAAAATTATTTAAACATACCTAATATCGAAGATTTAGTATATGCATAACATTAGAAATATTTACCTGTTAGGTGATCTTCATTTTGGAATAAAGAATAGTTCGACTGAATGGTTTGAAATTCAAAAATCTTTTCTATTGGACTGGTTCTTTAAGAAGATAGACGAAGACGGATTTGATCCTGAGCAGGACATCTTAATTCAGGCAGGAGATTGGAATCATACTCGAGAATTTACTAATGTTAGAATTCAAAATGAATCTCTTGAAATATTTAAAATTCTTTCTGCTAAATTTAAGAGAGGAATACACATAATTCTAGGCAATCATGATGTTTACTATAAAGACCGAAACGATATACACTCTCTAAAAGGCATTGATACTATTTTTACTAATATTAAAATATATGAATCTCCTCAGGTTTTAAATATTAACGGCATTCATAAGTTTTTAATGCTGCCATGGGAACATGATTTAGATGTCTTAAAACAACAGATTCAATCTAACCGATCTAAAGCAGATTACATAATATGTCACGCTGATATTAAAGATTTTAAATTGATCGGTAACGTTAAAGTCGAGCATGGAATTGACACCTCAGTCTTAAAAAATTATAAAAAGATCTATTCTGGTCATATTCATATTAGACAGAGCAAAGGAAACATTACTTATGTTGGAACTCCTTATCAAATGGACAGAGGAGACTTTGGAAATATAAAAGGATTCTATAAAATAGGAGTAGCTGGATCTGAATTAGAAGAAACCTTTTTTGAAAATGACTATTCACCTAGATATTTAAAAATAAAAGCAGAGGATCTATTGAATCTCTCACTCGAGGAGGTAAATAAAATGTTTAACAATAATTTTATTGACATCTTAATAGATGATGACCTGGCTAAGATATTTCCAATATCCAGATTTGTAGACCTTATTTCTAAATCCGGAAACCGATCCCTTGAGTTTCTACCTTATCAAAAGAATAAGGCTATTGATTCCAACGGTCCTGAACTTGTAGATTCAAGAGGATATGCGTATAGCCTATATGAAATAGCAGAAGGATTTTTATCGATTAGAGAATTACCGTCTTCCCTTCAAGATCGTTCAATCTCTAAATTTAAAGAAATACACTCAGAAGTTTTAAATTCTAAAAAGATATACGGATAATCATGAAATTTAAAAAAATACAATGGAAGAACCTGTTATCATACGGTAATATGGTTCAAACTTTAGAATTTAAAGATACCCCTAATTTAGTTATAATTGAAGGTGAAAACGGCAGTGGAAAGTCATCGATAAAAGAAGCCTTGACTATTTCTACTTACGGAAAATCAGCAATTAGAAAGATGAAAGATCTTCCAAATTGGATTAATCGTAATCTCTATACTCGAGTTGAACTTGAAACTTCGTCTGGAGATGAGGTAGTAATAGAAAGAGGAATCGATCCCAATTTTAGTAAAATCTATAGAAATTCAGTTCCATATAACTTGCCCGACAAACGAAAAATAGATGAATATATCGAAGAAGAACTTTTAAATTTATCCTTTTCTATATTTTGCAATACAATCAGTCTTTCGTTCGATGATTTTAAGTCGTTTATTAATTTAAATGCAACCGATAAGAGAAAAATAATTGATCCTATGTTCGGAATCGACATACTATCTGACATGAAGGAGATAGTAAAGGACAAATTAAAAGAAGATAGAAAAAAAATAGATGCGTCCGAAACTCAGATAACTAGAAGCACCTCTCTATTAGATAATTCAATGACTCAGCTATCTAATTTAAGGGCTAAAATAAAAGAGAACAAGAAGGATAAATCAGACAAATTATCAACTGAAATCAAAGAACTTCAAACCTCTTTAAAAAATCATCAATCTGAATATAAAAAAATAAAAGAAGAAGTAGACTCTAAAAAGGAAGGCTTAACATCTTTAGGTAATGAGATTGTTTCGATGAATCAGCAGATAAAGGATTTAAATTCAAAATTAACACTTTTTGAAAAGAATACATGTCCTCATTGTTTAAATGACCTTACTTCTCAAACTTCTCTAAATATTAAAGATGAGCTAAACAGTAAATTAAAAAACCAAAATTCAAAGATTGAAAAATTTAAGATCAAGTATAATTCTTTAAAAGAGGAAGTAAACCGGATCGCCGCTAATCGAGATGCTGAAAAAGAATCCTTTTACTCAGTCAGTGCAAAAATAGAATCCTTGGAAACAGAATTAAAAAAGGCTGATGTTGAAGAGGATAATCAGGAAGAATCAATACTTTCCATTATTTCTACAATCAAGCAAACTATAAAAGAATCTGAAGAAGAAATCAAAACAATTAGGATCGATGTCGAGGTATATGAAGTAGTAAACGAGATGTTATCTGATAATGGAATTAAAAAAAATCTAATGGATAAAATAATTCCTCTTCTAAACGATAGAATTACTGAAATTTCTCAGATCTTAGATTTTAAATTTAACTTTCAATTTGATAATGAGTTCAATGCTGTCATCACTTATTTAGGCCTTGAAGTTTCTTCTGACAGCCTTTCAACTGGCCAAAAGAAAAAAATGAATTTAATTGTTTTGCTTGCGTTTATTGAGATTATCAAGATGAAGTATAACAATATGAATGTCATGTTCCTAGACGAAATATTTAGCGGACTGGACAAGCAAAACGTCTACCGAGCAATCAAAATATTAAAGGACTACTCGATTAGATATAATATGACCATATTTGTAGTGTCTCATGAATCTCTTCCTGAAGAATTGTTTGATTCTAGGATCGAGGTAAAAAACATAAATGAGTTTTCTCAAATGTCTATAAAGGATCAACAGTCCCAGGTTAAAAACCTTAATTGATTTTCTAAGTATAAAATAAAAAAAGTTTAAATATGAGAGTATACTCAGGTGAATCCTTTTCTGAAGTCTATAGAGACAGTCTATTTGATCTTTTTCAAGATCCTGACTTTAAAACCAATCCACGCGGTTTACAGATAAAAGAAAATTTAAATGTTTCTCTTGTAATTAAAGACCCTTCTCTTTCTCTTTATCAAAATGAAAGAAGAAGTTCTCAGCAAAAGTATATTGCGGCTGAATTGCTATGGTATTTCCTAGGTAGAAATGACGTTGAGTTTATTTCTAAATTTGCTAAGTTTTGGGAATCCATTCAAAACGAGGATGGAACCGTAAATTCTTCATATGGAAAATTGCTCTTTAATAAAAAGAATCGATTCGGTAAAAATCAATACGATTGGGCTCTTTCTTCCTTGATGAAAGACCCAGACTCTAGACAGGCAATACTGCATTTTAATCTTCCTGAACATCAATATGATGGTAACAAAGATTTCGTATGTACAATGTATGGAATATTTCATATCCGAGATAATCGATTAAACTTTACAGTTTCAATGAGAAGTAATGATGCAATACTCGGAACTCCAACCGATGTTGCCTTCTTTACTGTTCTGCAACAACAAATGCTGGCCCATTTAAAATTTAAAACCTATCCTAATCTAGAACTTGGATCGTATACTCACATTATAAACTCATATCATATATACGAGAGAAACTTTAAAATGGTGGATGAAATGCTAATGTGCGGATTTCATACCATGCCTTTTCCTAATCTTTCTCAAAATTTAATAAAAATAGACGGCCAGCCTGCAAACGATCTAAAAATATTAGAAAATAATTACACTAGCTCCACTCCAATAAATAACGATCCACTATATAATTGGATTCAACAAAAAATAAATCAAGTATGAAGTTAATTGCATCAGTATTTTCTTGGATTATTGCTCAGCTCGGATTAAGTCTAATATGTTATCTAATGTATAATTTTTTCTTAGATGATCTGTTTAAAATCGAGATTGGGTACATACAATGGGTTTCAATCATCGTAATATCTGCGTGTATTATTCCATCCGGAAAAATATTAAGAGCTAATCCTGGATCCAAAGAAAATGTTGAAAAGGAAGCAACTAATCCTCTTGAAAAGTACCTATCAAACTTTAAGAATGAAAGATAAAGAAATTAAAAAACACCTTTCCTATTTAAAAATGGCAAGTGAGTGGTCACAGAATTCATGTTGCCGTCGAAAAAAAGTAGGCGCATTAATCGTAAAAGATCAAATGATCATCTCTGACGGATACAACGGTACACCTATTGGTTTTTCAAATGATTGCGAAGATCCTAATGGAGATACTTATTGGTATGTTCTTCATGCAGAAGCAAACGCAATTACTAAACTAGCAAAATCTACTCAAGGCGCTCAAGGATCTACACTATACGTCACTCTTTCTCCTTGCAAAGAGTGTTCAAAACTGATAATTCAAACTGGAATTAAAACTGTAATTTATAAAGAAGAATACAGAGATCTTTCAGGTTTAAAGATTTTAAAAGAATCTGGAATTCAAATAATTCAATTAGACTATTAATGGAAGAAGAAAGATCGATTAAGATAATATTCGTAAGAGAATTTAAAGGTTTTACGTCAGTTTGTGGTAGAAAGGGAAAAGAGGACTATATCCTGAACGTCAATAAAATAATAAAGGATAAATTTAAAACTAAATTTATTACTCCGAATAAAATTCAATCTTTCCTGATTAACTATGAAATCAAAAAGCTGCTAGACAAATCCATTAACATTAAAAATAAAAAATACAAAAAGATCGTCTATTTAAATTCTAATCTTTCAATCGGAGTCATCAATAACGCCATCCAATTTATTTCCGATGAATATTATCCTATAAATTTTACATATATGCTAATTGAATCTAAAGAATTTGAGGGCGACAATCTAGATTCTATTAAGGAACTTGAGATTATTAGAATCTGATTAAATAAGATTCATTCCGGAAAGAGATCCTTCCCCATTATACAACTGAGCTACGCATCCCTTTCCTAGTGTTGCTCGATTATCATAATTATCTATATTAAAAGTGTGATCAAAATAATTAGCAATTCCTGAAATTGTGTTCGAAATTAATTTATAAGCCGGAGAAGTTGCACTGAAAAAGAAGTCTAGTATTCCAGCTCCAGCTGCAGCTTTAGGACCGAAAAATTGTTTAATTACGTTAGAAATCAATGAAGGAGCCGCAGGTAGTCCAAAAGAAGCGTTTATACCATCGATCATAGATTTCCACTTGTCGGGCCCAGATTTGCTCTTATATCCTGACATTATTCCATTAAGCTCACTCTGCTCGTATTCTACCAATCGATTATCTAAGGTCTGTCCTTGAACTGACTTATCTAATTTAATGGTTTTACCTTTAGCACTTGTAAAGCTTTTATTTAGGGTACCTAATAGCATCTCTTTAGCGGTAACTATATTTCTCTTTAATAACTCAACTCCACAATATTTTAACATTTCTTCAGTTTCATCTGAAATAATCCATAGATTCCAATTATCTGCTGCTCCAAGAGCATTTGCCTGATTTACTGCCGCTGCCGCTTGAAACCAATTAGAATGTATAGGCTTTAAATTGAAGGATTCAATAGCAGCTTTAGCTTCCGCATTAGGTTTAGCGTATAGAAGTTCATGAATTTGTCTATAGAATGTCTGTCTTGCTTGAAAGGTTCCTTCATACGGAGCAGTGTTCCCGTTCATCACATTCTTTATAGTTTCTCCATAGGTTGTAGATTTTCCAGTTGAGTTCCAAGAATTATTTGCGGCTTCACTATCTTCTTTTCCTATTTTAGATTTAACAATATCATTAAACTTTTTAGCTATGGCATCAAGAGTCTCTTTTCCAGCTTGTCCATCTACTCCTATTCCTAATCTTTTTTGAAGCTCAGATACTGTAATCTTTTGTGGATTTTTAAGATCGTCCTTTGGAAGACTTTCAGTTCCATATAAATAAATTGCAATCGCAGTAGCTGTATCTTCTCCAAATGATCCATCTTTAGTTAAATAAGAAGTACCTCCGTTACCGTCGACTGACTTGGTTCCCATATCAATCATAAACTGCTGAATTTCTCCAATATCTCCCGTTATCGGTGATTTTTCATATTTATAATACGCAGGATCTAGAGATCCTGCCGCATATTTAAATTCATCGGATATCAGTTTATCGCTGTAGATTCCAATTAATTTTCCTGCGTACGTTAGTGCTCCCCAATGATCAGTTCCATCTGGAGTTTTTATATTTCCTTCTTCAAAATTTTCAGAACCTCGGTTAGGAGTCGGTCCCAATATAATTTGATTTTTTGGAATTCCATCTGGTATGTTTATTTTTCCAGACGGTTCTACGACCCAGATGTTAGATTTATTAGATATATGTTTTGCAATATTGCCTAGATATTCACAACCTTTACCTATACATATAATTTTTCCAGTTTTATTTCTCTTTAAATCAGCGACTAGTCTTTCACTTTCACTTCTGGCATCTTCCCATCCGGTTATGTGCATTTGTTCACCTCCAGGTCCGCCGATTAATTTAATCTGATCCCCCATCATTTTCTGTCCAGGGCTGGTTTCTCCGTGTAAGTCTGAGATGATAAAATGGTGGCGCTCTTTCCATGAATCGTCCTCTTCAAACAACCTATTTGAATTCTTAAAATTTCTAAATTCTTTGATAAAATTCTTACTTTTAAGATGTGAGGATCTATTTAGACATGATCTTTGATATTGAGAAGATTCATTTAGGTAATCTCTATATGATCTTAAATATTTCATTATTGAGTAAATCCATTATTTGGATTTTTTAGTTTTCTTAGTTTTTGTATGACAATCACATTCATCTTCGCAATCACATTCTGATTTCTTAGAAGACTTTTTAGCATCTGATTCGTTTAACATGAATGCAATAAAACTTGAATTACATTTTCCTTCGTTAGTTTCTCCTACTTCAACTACTGGAATTCCCATATTAGAATAGGGATCTGGATAGTTATAAGGTTTTCTTCCTTCTTGTCTATAAATCAAATCATTACTCATTGCTTTATAGGTAGGATTAAAAACCTGATTTGAGAACATAGGATCACGTTCAACGGTTCTTTGATATCCTTTTAACTTGTGATCTTTCTCTACTCTCTTTCCTCGATTGTCAGCGAATGCCTTTGCAGAACTCGGTCCACCGAATCCAGGCTTTTTAAGATTCATATAATCATCAAAAGTATGAACATCCCTTCTATGTACGTTGAACATTTCCATTTTTTAAACATTAATTTGTCCGATTCTGCTTTCTCTATAAGTATCACTGATAAATTTAGCTGAAATTGAATAGATATCCTTTTTAGTATATTCTAAATCCATTGCTGGAAGTTGTTCAGCAAGAAATACTGGTAGGAATCTATACTCTCTAAAGATATCCCCTGCCTTATTAAATACAACTACAGCAATTTCTCCAATATAATCCTTTTTCAAGCCCTGTCGACCAGTTAATGGATCATAGATCAAGTCTCCCCATGCTCTTAATATGTTGTATATATACATATTGTTATCATCGTTTAAGTTGACTTCAAAATCGATCGTTAAACTAACTGAAGTTGAATCCGGAGCACCATCTGCAAAGTTTCTTTCAGCAAACTTATATCTCTGCTTCTGTCCTGCTTTAGTTAATTGCTCAGGAAGACCTGATATTTTCTTCACGTGTTCAACTAGAAGCTCAGTATTCTCAGAAATTGAAGCCGGCGGAGTGATTACAACCTCAAACTGATTTAAGTATACAGGTTCGTAATATTGTCTCGCTGCTTGTGAATTATCCCAATGTGGTAATCCAGCCATGTTAAAATGATTTTTTTTATTTATTTATCTTAAAAAAGAGTTTAATCCTTCTTTTTCTTGCTATCTCTAACTCTAGTGTAGTTCTTCCATAGTTCGTTATAGATATCACAAGAAGCCCCTAAGAAATTGATAATACCAACGTATTTCTTTTTCTGTTCACCTTCCATGTTAGCAACTTTAACACCGATCTTTTTGGCATCATCAGTCGTTAATTCTTCTTCTTGTTTTTTATTGACCAGCTTTTTAAGGTCTCCTTTCTTTTCAAGAAGGGCAAATTTAGTAAAGCTAGGAATTGCTCTATTCATCTTGATTTATTTTTTTCCAGTAAATGGACTCTTTTTCTTAACATTCGCTAAGTATTGCTTAGTGTGTTTGTCAAGACTTGGAGTTCCTTTACCTTTAATAGCTTCACCTGACATTTCTTGCTTGATAGAAGAATTAGTCTTAGCGTCTTTTGAAGCAGTGTTAGCTTTCTTTGCATAAGCAGTGCTTGCGCTTTTAAAAACTGACATAAACTGATTATAGTTCATTACAGGGTTTTTCATCGTCACTTGATTTTTTTATTATTTATCTTTAATCCGTATAAAAATATTTATTTGCAAGCTTTTAAAAATATTATTTTTTAAGTAATATTTAATATGCCAGAACTAGCCGAAGTAAAAATAATGTCAGACTACATTAATTCAGTCTGCTCCGATCAAGATTTCACCAGTATCTCCTTTTCTGAGAGCGCTCAAACTCGCAGACTTGGAATAGTTCAGCCGACTGATCTGCAGATATTTAGTATCAAAGCAGAATCCAGAGGCAAGGAATTAATTCTCAATCTGATTCAAGGTGAATCCACCTATTTAAAAATAAAATTTGCGATGGGAATGTCAGGATTTTGGTTCTTATCTGATCAAGATCGTTTGCCCAAGCATACTCATTTAAAATTTAATTCAATCAGCGGTAAATCTCTTTGTCTAGTCGATGCTCGTAGATTTGCTAGGTGGAAGGTAGTAGAAAGCTGGTCGCCTGACCGGAGTCCATGCCCTATGACGGATTTTACAGAGTTTAAACACCATGTCTTAACTAATCTACATAAGAAAGAATTCGATAAGCCGATTCACCTAGTGATGATGAATCAAAAATACTTTAATGGAATCGGAAATTATTTGAGAGCTGAAATCCTATTTAGAGCAGATCAAGATCCTTTTGAATCAGCTAGATCTGCTATATCTAATAATCCTCTCGTAATTGAACTTTGTGAAACTGTTACAAAGGAGTCCTATCTCTTAGGCGGAGGCCAACTCAAAGATTGGGATAATCCGTTTCAGGTTCCAGCAGGCGGTTTCTCGGACTGGATCCAATGCTATGGAAAGGGAAAAAGAATAACAGATCGAAATGGTAGAACCTTTTGGTTTAATCCTAAATTTAATCCTTGATTGAAACCTTTTCTCCATTTCTAATAGAATATAGTACATGAAAGACATTAAATTAGAATTTGAGCCTAGGCCTCAACAGACTGAAATTCTAGAATTTGTAAAAAAATCAATCGATTCAGAACATAAATTCTCTATCATTGACGCTCCAACTGGAGTCGGAAAATCCTATGCTGCTGTCATGATTGCGGACTGGTATGTTCGAGAAATCAACAAAGAAGCAAGGATAACAGTTTTAACCAATAGCAAAATTTTACAGGACCAATACATAAAGGATTTTGACTTTATGTCCTCTCTTAAAGGTAATAATAATTATTTTTGTAAGAAGAATTCAATGCCGTGCGGGGAATCTAAAATTCTAAACAAAGCAAAAGGAACTCGATGTACCCTTTGTCCTCATACTATTGCCCAATCCAGATTTATTAAGGAAAGAGTAAGTCTAACTAATTATCATCTCATCACAGCATATTCAATCTATTCTCCAGAGATTCTAGCTGATCGGCATGCCAATCTTCTTATAGTTGACGAGGCTCACTCCTTTGAAGAAACCTTTTGTGACTTTATATCTTCAACATTTTCTGAAAGAAGCTTAACCCTGCTTGAAATCTGGGAACCCTGGATGGAATCTGACCTAGACGGTATCTCAACAATTAAGGAATTAGCAAACTACGTTAAAAAAATAATAATTCCTCGACTTCAACATAACATTTCTACCTATATTGAAGAGGCAAAATTTACCAGGTCTAGGAAGAAAAAGACAGACTTTATTAAAAAAGCAGATCATTGCGATAAATCGATGTGCAAATACAATAGATTTATCAATGATGAGGATAATTATTCCAAAAATTGGGTTTTTGAAAAGGACCTAGACTATAAGGGATCTCCCCGAATCTTGGTTGAACCCATCTGGGGCCGTCAATATCTAAAGGAAACATTTTGGGATAAATACGACCATGTGATCTTTATGTCAGGAACCATATTAGATCCTAAGATATTTACATTTTTAATGGGAATAGAATCAGATAAATGGACCTATTTAGATCTTCCGTGTCCGTTTAAAGAGGAGAATCGGCCTATAATCTACGTTAAATTTGGTAAAATGTCATACTATGATAAGAAAGACACCTTTAAACGGGCAATTCCGATTATTAAAAAGATCCTGGAAAAGAATGAAAATAACAAAGGAATCATTCATAGCGGGAATTATGAATTAAATGGATGGATCAAGAATTCAATTCACGATCCTCGACTCCTGATTCACGATCCTTCTACTCGAGAAGAATCCCTAATTGAACATCTTAAAACTGGAGACAAAACTGTTCTAGTATCTCCATCAATGATGAGTGGAATTGACCTAAAGGACGACTTTTCCAGATTTCAAATCATTTTAAAGATACCTTTTCCGAATCTAATGAGCTCTAAGATTAAAAAGAGACTAGAAACCTATCCAGACTGGTATAATTGGAAGACCCTAGTTGAAGTAATGCAGGCATATGGTAGATCCATTAGAAATGACGAAGACTGGGCAGAAACATATATTCTAGATTCGTGTTTTGATCAAGTGATACGAAGCAGCAAGGCTCCTCAATACTTCTTAAGGGCCCTGAAGACAAAAAAATTGAATTAATATGGCAAAACAAAAAGCTGTAGAACAGAAATATCAAAAATTAACCGACATTGAACACGTTCTTCTTAGACCGTCAATGTATATTGGATCAATAGTTCCGCATACTGGCCAACAATATCTATACAATGGCGAAACTGTCACCCTTGAGACTGTAAATTACAATCCAGGATTTATTAAAATATTCGATGAAATTGTGTCTAATTCAGTAGATGAACATCGTCGAAATCCAAAATTAAATGAGATTCGAGTTACTCTTGATTTAGACAAAGGATCTATCTCAGTATGGGATAACGGTGGAATTCCAGTTGAAAAGCATAAAGTTCATAAAGAATGGATTCCAGAGATGATTTTTTCAAATCTTAAATCTGGATCTAACTTTGATGATACTGAACAAAGAACAGTAGCGGGAACAAATGGTGTAGGTTCAACCTTGACCAATATTTTTAGTAAAGAATTTAAAGTTACCACATGTGATGGTGTGAATAAGTTCGAGCAGACTTTCACCGCTAACATGAACAAACGCACCTCTCCTAAAATTTCTCAAGCTAAAAAGGGATTCACTGAGATCCACTTCATTCCAGATCTAACTCGATTCGGAATGTCGAAAATAGATCCTATCACTTTTAAAATTCTGTTTAAAAGATGTTTAGACCTAGTTGCATGTAATACTAAATTGCAGCTTAAGTTTTCTCTAGTAGATGGAGGAACTAAAAAAGACTGGAGTCTTAAATTTAAGAGCTTTGAAGAATATATTAAGCTCTACACTGAAGAATTTTTCTATGAGGAATCCAAAGATTGGAAAATCGGCTTTGCTAAATCTGAATCCGGATTTCAGAATGTTAGTTTTGTGAATTCAGTGCACACTAAAGACGGAGGAACTCATGTCGAATACATTACTAATCAATTGATCTCTCAATTACGTGAAATGATCAAGAAAAAGTATCGAGTTGATGTTCGGCCTAACGATATCAGAATACATCTCCAGGTTTTTATAGACGCTACTATATTTAATTCTCTATTTAGTTCTCAGACCAAAGAAAAACTAATAACTGAAATCAAAGATTTTGGAACCCGATTCGAAGTCACTGATAAGATAGCAAAAGCCATCTTTAAATCCGAGATCATACAATCAGTTTTAGACTGGATTGAAAAGAAACAATTAGCTGAAGAACGTGCTGAACTTAGGAAATTAAATAAATCATTAGATCGAGGCAGAATTGCTAAACTAATCGATGCACAGAAAAAAGATGACAGGAAGAAATGCATATTGGGAATTTATGAAGGAATGTCTGCTCTTTCAGCTGTCCGTAAATTTAGAGATACTCAGATCATAGGAGCCTATCCTCTTAAGGGTAAGTTTATTAACGTTCATGAGCTCTCAAATTCTAAAGTGATACAGAATGAAGAGGTAAAAGGTCTAATGGGTTCAATTGGACTTAAATTAGGAGAAGATGCAGTTAATCTAAGATACGGAAAGATCTATATCTATACTGATGCCGATCCTGACGGCAATTCAATTGCAGCACAGCTGATTAACTTCTTTGCTAAATATTGGCCAGAGTTATTCGATAATGGAATGGTCTATAAAGTAATGACCCCTCTGGTTGTAGCTAAAAAAGGAAAGGAATCTATCAATTTTTATACTACTCAGGAATTTGAAAAGTGGACCTCTAAAGGAAATATCAATCCTTCTACGTGGAACATCGAATATAAAAAGGGACTTGCAGCCCTCGAGGACGAAGAATACGAACAGATAATTAAGAATCCTTATGCAATTAAAATAAAGCTGGACAAGGAATCAAAAAATACTCTTCAATCCTGGTTCGGCGAAGACTCACAGCCTAGAAAAGATAGACTTTTAAACTAAGAATGAAATCCTCTTTTAGAATAATAATAGCAGGCGGCAGATCATTCGATGATTTTGATCTTCTAAAAACCAAATTAAACCTGTATTTTAGTAAGCTGGATCTCTCTGATCTTGAAATAGTCAGCGGAGGAGCTAAAGGTGCCGATTCTCTAGGCGAATCTTATGCAAATATAAACGGTATAAAATTAAAAAGATTTCCAGCAGAATGGGACAAGTATGGACAGGGAGCTGGATACCGAAGAAATTCTGAAATGGCTAATTATGCCAACGGATTAATAGCTTTTTGGGACGGTCGGAGTAAAGGAACTCTACACATGATAAACCTAGCTAAAAGCAAAGGAATCGCAGTAAAAATAGTA